TATGCAACACTTGTATATCCCAGCGGATTCTGTTTTAATTTACAAACAATAACTTTCATACCGTCAACGATCTCTTGCGAATATTTGTCGCCGTTCATACGTTTTAGTGTATTCCAGTTAATGCTTGCCCTTACGTGGCCTGGCATATTTGCCTTGCCTTGTTTTTCTTCTAAGCGTCGATAGTGTCCGACTTTGTTTGCACGTTTCGGACTACCTTTCTCATAACCAGGCCGTTCGTGGAATTGTTGACGGAACTCTGTGATACGTTCAAGCACATCACTTTGCGGCTTATCTGTAAGTACCATAAGCAAAAGTTCACTTAAAAACTCTTGCATAAACACAGGCGTATCTGATCTACGCAAGTCTAAGCCCATTGCTTTAACTTTACCAGCCTTACCGTCAATATCTGTTCTAAATCCTTCGTTGTCAATTACTAGAGCCGCATAACGCTTCTTAGTAATAAACAATCCCGACTGTGCAATGATTTCACGTCCTGCCGCAATAACATCTGACCTGCTCTTTGGACAATGAAATGCCTTCATCATAAAGTCTGGAAAAGTTGTATTTGCTTGTTCACACACTTGATCCATAAGTGTAATGCACTTTTCTTTTGACCATTCCAGCTTTCCGCTGTTAACATCATCTTTAAGTATTGGCCAAGCACTAAAATAACAAGAGTCAGTGTCGCCGTAGATCATTGACTTACCTACGTGATCATATGTGCCTGTAATAACGTTGTTAACTTCTGCACTCATATGTTTAACAATAGTACGTCCAGTAAGTGTTGTACTCTGTCCAATACGTTTGTCAAAGAATCTACAACCTGGATTAAGAATAGCACCATACAAACTGTTAAGCAAAATCTTCTTAACTAGCTGTCGCTTGTCCCAATACTCGATCTCTACAGCATTGCCTGCATCCTTTGCTTTCTTTAGCTTCTTTTGCAATTCTTTACGTTCGGCATACCAACGCTTTAAGATACCTGGAATAACGCCTTCAAACTCTGTTGTAAAGATTGTACCGTTTGCACTAAGCATCCAAGGCATATTACTATCAAACACTAGCTGATAAATTTCAGCACCACTTAGAACGTCACTACGCCCGTCTTCCCAATCAATACTTAATGCAACGTCACGTTTTTGCTCCATAACTGCTTCGTATTCTTCTGTACTAAAACGTCCTTCCCAACTACCAGCAAAGCTCTTTTTCTTTAAAGTCATATCTTCGTGTACACGAGCATCACTAATCACAGGACGTATTTGTCCTATTACAGTTTCCGGAGCCATATTTAATGCACGAATCACTGAAGGATACAGTGAGTTCAAATCCATTGAAGCAATCCATTTGTGCAAACCTTTCTTAGGAAACGCAACATATGCACCGGCTGCTTGTGTGTTTTCCTCATCACGCTGTTTGCGATTAGGAACTTGTAAGCCTCTATGATGTGCTTCGTTAATAATACCTTGCTCCGTAACAGCAACAGCACCCATTGTAGTTTGAATAAGAACTGTGTTCTCGTGTGCAATAGTATTAGACAAGTCAATAAAGCGTAGCTTCTTGTCTAGTTTGTCAAGCAGTGCAGTATCTTGAATGTTATATTCAATAAACTTACGGAAGTCTTGATTGTATAACTGATCTAGCGTACCTTCGTACGCAACTTTGTTCTCACCTACTTCAATCTCACCAATAGCATCTAGACGATAACTATGGCGTTCTTCATATGTGTATTTGCGATATAAATTAAGACTGTCTAAGTGTACACGCCCTACTAGATCAAATGTTTGACTTTCCTTGCCAAACTTTTCGTACATACGCTTCTTAGGAAGTTGTCCCCATAAGCAGAATCTACGTGTGTCATCTTTGCTTAGTACTCTAGCAGTTCTGTTTACAGTATACGGAATATCATAACCTTCACTGTTCCAACCACTTAGTACGTCACTGTCTTCAATTAACGTTAAGAAAGTATCAATCATTTCACTTTCTTTTTCAACTAGCATTACATTGTCTATACCTTCAACTTCTTTACGTGCTTGCTCCATAGTAAGTGTCTTTGGAGGTACAGCAATACACACCATAGTGTCTAACCACTGTAGATATACAGAGATACTTGTAATAGGCATAAACGGATCACTAGGATCAGCAAAGCCTCTCTCTGGATCAAAATCAGTCTCAATATCGAAGAACGCAATGTTCAATTTAGGTGCGTCTTGGTTAAGATAGTTTTCACTTAAACATTGGAAGATAGGATTAATGTCGCTTTCAAACAGTATTTTGTCTCTGTTAATAGCAACTTCTTTGCGGAAGTCTTTTGTGTTTTTGCACACAATACGACTTAAAGGATCACCATAAACGCTTTTGTATTTGCCCTTAGGGTCTTTATAATAAAATGTATATTTTGCTTGATATTCGTGGAAGTGTCGTTTTCCGTCCTTGCGTTCAACGGCACGAATAATATCTTGATCGCGATCAAACATCGCATCTACGTATGGCATTCATTTCTCCTTCGTTGCTTATGGCCAACTTAACCGTTAACTTGCCTAGCTATTTGCTATTGGCGTAAATCTATTTATAAAAATAATTGCACCAAGGCAAATAAATTCATAGCAGTAAACCAGCTACACAGCACTATTACAAATGCTGCTTGTCTAATTACAGCACTTATAATACCTAGTACACTACCAATAAGGTACATAGGCACAAATAGTTTTGTAGCCGGATCAAGAATAGTAAAGCTAAGTATTGCGCTTGCTGTAATTAAAAACAACGCTTCTACCATTTCGCAATAAAATGCTAATGGGCTAGATTCTTTACTATCTTTAAAAAACTGTATTGTTTTTGCAATCACTTATCATAACCTAACGTGGCTATAAGTGTTTCGAGATCATCGTATGCATCTACGTGATTATCCCAATCTCGGTTCTTTGCAATTTTAATTGCTTTGTTAATTAGACTTGGTTTAATATCAAGTTCTTCTGCAACAGCTTTAACTGTTTCTTTTAACCCCATATTTAAATCTTCAACTTCTTGTAATACTGTTACGCCTTCGCTAACTAGTCTTCCAAGTTTTGCTTTTTCTTCTGCGCCGTAGGTACGATCACTCATTATTAAACTCCTGTGTTAGTTTAACTTATATTATAGCGGATGTTTAGGGAAAAGTCAACCTGAAATGGTTACTTTTTTGCAGATTTAAATTCGTACTCTGCTAGTCTACGGTAGAGCTCATCTTTGACAAATGACTCTTTTTGTATCTTGTCTCTAGTAAATGTTCTTTCTACAGGTTGTGCTGGCGCTGCTGCTGCATTTTTCTTACTAACTGCTTCGGCTGCTTTAACAATAGCCATAAACTTATTACGTAATCCTGGATCACCTAATATTACTTCTAGTTGTGCAGCAAAAGGAGCAATTTGTTTAGAAAGATTTGCTGGTAATGCACCACCTTGTGCAACTTTGCCTAATGCTTTAGACATCATACCTGCGCCACCTTTAGCACCTAGTCTATTACCAACTTGTTTTGCGCCCATTCCTACTTTATTTGCATCCGGCGCTACTGCTGGAGCAATTGGTGCTTCAGTTAATTTTATACCTGCTAGTGCAGCAAACTCATTTACAGAATAGTCTTTGTCCATTTGTAATGAACCTTCATTAACAGTATAACTTTCAGTTACTTGTTCGGGAATTGACGGAGCAGGAGCAGGAACATTTGCACCGCCCTGAAGTTCTGCCATCATCCTTGCTTTATCAGCAGCAATATCAGTTGGTTCTATATCAAAGAGTTTCTTTTGTAAATCGTGAAAGTCCATATTACTTGCCTAATTTTTTATTCAATTGCTCAGCAATTTTTAGTTTATACGTATCTTGAACACCCTCGGCGTGTATTGCTGCCATATGCTTTTTGTACTTCTTAGTACCTTTTGCGTGTGGGCTTTTACCTTCTGCAACCTTAGGATCGTTACAGTTACAATGTTCACAGTCTGGAGGACATTTGCAATCTTCTCTTTTTACTTCTGCACCACAGCACTTATCTGAGCAATGTGTGTCTTTCTTTGATTCTG